CCGGGGGAGCCGTTCTTCGTGGTTGCCTGCAAGCCATACGATCCGTGCGTCGGGTGCTGCTTCACGAAGTTCAAAGCCGAGCAGGGTTGCACGGTCGATGGTGGCTTGGGTGGTCTGCTGGTATGGGGCGGTCAGACGGTATTTGGACATTTCGGGTAGGTCAAGGTTGTCCCCAACTAGGACGACGAGTGTTGGGTTGGCATCTTTGACAATGTCTAACGCGACCTTGATTGCTTGTTCGTCGTGTGTGGGTTGTAGTTGCCCGTCTACGCCTCTGTAATAACCGATCTGCATATCGGGGAGTACGGCACAATTACGCCACCCTGAGAGAGTTTTGGCAGGTTTGCGGGCTGGGAGTTTGACTGGTGGGCCTGGCTGGATGACTGGCCATTCGGGGCCTTCTGCCCATTTTGGCGAGAACTGGATCGCTGTCAGGTCGTGGAGTTCGGCTTCGCCTTCGTCGTTCTTGGTCAGCGACTGGTACAGCGAGACGCGTTGGATTTTGCCGACTTCGTCTAAGTCAATGCCGTTGCGGTCTAGTAGATCTGCGATGCGACCCAATGAAAGCCGTTTGGTTTCCCCTAGGCGGGTGATGTCTTCAGCTAGTCCTGCCACAAGAACAGTCCCCTCGTCGGTGACGGCGTAGTGTCGTCGCTGTGATGCTGTGTCCTCGTTGGCGCAACGCTCGCTCGATTGCGGAGCCTTGGATGCTTTGGTCGGACATTGCGGTTTTTAAATCAACCTGGTCGGGTTTGTCTAGGGTGTCTAGGAGTGTTTGGTATCCGCACACCGGGACGTATCTAGAGTTGTTGATTGCTGAGATATCAGTCAGCAGGCTCGGCTTTGACATTGGTTTCTCCTTGGGTATGAACGTCACTCTACAGAATGGTGGTCTTCGTGAGTGTGATGCCCTTCGTGGTCGTGGTGTTCTCCCGACGGGAGTTGCTGCGGATGGTTGGCTTGCCCATTGGTGATGAAAGTAGAAATGATCCATTTGTCACCCGTGATCGGGACGCATGATTCATGGGGATGGGTGAAGGTTGCCGGGAATAATGAGATGCGCCCAGCTTTGGGTTTGACGGCCACCTGATGAAGCGGGAAGTTGGTTTCGCCACCGTAATCAACGTCGTTGAGGTAGATGACTGCTGCTAAAACTCGTTCTGATATTGCCGAATAAGGCATCGGGAAAGAATCGACATGGGGTCGGTAGAAGCCGAAGTTTTGTAGATACCGCTGGACTTGGAAGCCTGAATCTAGGATGTCTGTCCATATGTCTAGGTGGCGGTACTTTTGTTTATATATTGCGATTGCGCTGGTAAGAGCCAAGCAAACTTGTTCGTCTAGCCAGGTGTCTTTTTCTGTCCAGTTCAAGTCTCGTTCTCTGCTGTAATGCAGGTCTTCGGTCAGTTTGGTCTTGGGGTCTATCCCGCCGAATGTTTCTCCTTGGAATGAGTGATGCCAATGATCTTTCATTCTTTCAATAAACATTTTGCAGACCGACTCATCGAGTATCCCGTCAGCAATTTGAATTTGTGCCGAAGTATCTCCTGGGTATTTGATGTCAATCATTTGTAACTCTTTCTTAGCCGTGTTCTCCAAAATTCTTGGCTTCTTGAAATCTAGTTAATAACCATTCAGAAAATGCGTCTGTTAGGTCGGGGATTGTGTCCGTGGTTCGTTCAAGGGCATTCGGTTTGCCTTCTAGGAATCTGTTGACTTTTTCGTTGGGAACGGAATTCAGGATCCATTCTTTGATGTCGGCGGGCATATCTAAAATCTCTAACATTTCCGTAGCACAAATAGCTATTTCTTCGGAGTTGTCAAGGTGTTTGTGGGCGTATTCCCATTCGATTAGGAATCTGAATTGTTCCTGGAGTGTGCGTGTCAGGGTGTTTCCACGTTGGGTCAGATAGAAATCTTCGTCGTCTGCAAATTCAAAGTAACAGATAAGGCCAGCGGGGCTAGCGTCTACTACCACGAACAATGCTGTTAGGTCTTCTAAGGCGAAATGCCCACCTGTGAGGTTGTCGGGTTCTTCTTGCAGGCCACAGTTGCAGACCCCATCTTCAAATTTGTGGAATCCCCGGAGTGCTAGCGAAGATTGGTAGTCGCACCGTTTTGCTACATCAGCTGGTTGCATGAAGTTTGCTGGTTGGTCTAGTTTCGCAAAACCAAATAAACCTTTGTTATCGGTGTTGCCAATGATTTTGAGGTATCCCTCGTGGCTTCCGAATGCGTTGCCAATAGCCATGTTTATTGGAACCTTATGATGAAGACAACTTCGATTGTATTCATTGTGTGAGTATGTGCTGGTGTTGATGTGTTAATGGTCGAGGCGTTGCCTGCCGTGAGGGCGGTATTTATTGTTGCGTTTGGTGCGCCAGGTGCAGTAATTGATGTGTTTGTGTTACCAGCAGTAAACGAACTGTTAACAGCAATGGTGGTATTAGAACCTGCCGAAGTTACGTTAAAAGCGTGAGTATGGGCTGCGCCGTCACCACCTGTGTTGTTATTCGCACCTGAGTTTGGCTTGAAATAAACGTGGCTATGGTTTGCCGAACCGTTGCCAGTATTGCCTGTTACGCCGTGTGTGTGGTTTTGGGCGTTTCCAGCGGTAAACGAGCTGTTGACTGACCCCGCAGTAAGGACACCGCCGCTGTGAGTGTGGCTATTAAGTGTTCCCAAACTAAGACTTGAGTTAACCGTGTGCGTATGAACATCAACTGCTGAAGCAGCGTTAGTGGCTTGGGTAGATGGGGGTGACGGCGTACTTGCCGTTCCTATGGGGATTCTTGTTGTGAAGTTTGGCAGGTTGAAGTTTGCGCCCGACCCGCCATAACGGTATTGCAACGCTTGAAACAATAAGGGGTAAAACGAAGTTAAAACTGATGCCCCGTTACACAGCACATAGTTTGTAGGTATTGAAGCAACTTCTCCGCCCCACATGACGATACCGCCGATGGGGTTTGCGCCATTCAAGTCAATAAGGCTAAGTTCTAGTTCCCGGTCACGGTTCTCGATTAGGTCACGGGTTTCCGCTTCCCAGGTCGTAATGTCATCGGCACGAAAGGTGTACTGGAACGGCATCAGTCTTCACAGTTCAGGATCACACGCTTGATAGTGACGGCACTAAAACTTAGATACGCCTTAGCACCAAAACCTTTACTGGCATTGTTCGGTCGGAACCGTTCAAACACATTGGTGTTGGGTTCGGTATTTGCTTGAGCAATGTTTGGTTCTGAAGTTGCCACCAAATTAGAAATGTTTGTTACTAAAACATCCACGTTTCCTGTAGGAATAATTTGTGCATAAATACTGGGGGTGCATGAAGTGTCGTTGGCGATGCTGTATTCGATAAACATTTCTTTGACGGTAAACGGTTTTGAATGCCAGTATTCGGGCAATGTCACGGTTCCTGTTGGGTAACTTGGGCCAGTTCCACCACCCAAAGTCGTAATGTCGGCATTTGTAGGCGTAGGCACAACAGCATTGTGAATAAATCGTTCAATAATAAGTGTGGGTGTACTATTAGAATATGAAGCAACCATAAAGAATTCGTTAAGCGAATTCGGCCCTGGGCGACCTATCTGTTGTTGTTTGGCGGCATATGGATTGGTGGTGTATCCACTACCAATAGTGTGTCGTCCCCATTGACCTTTTGATGTTTCTGCATAGCAAACATCATTACGCATCATTACTACAAGGCGACCATCGTTGACGGCCATAATGCGGGCTTGTTCAAGGCCAGTTTGAGCTGCAACGTCTTCAACGTCTAGCGTGTCTGTTGCTTGGACGGTTGAACCAGTCAAACGATAGATGCGACCGTCTATTGAACCATTTGCAAGCTGGTCTAAGAAATGCATATTACGACCAACAATGGTCGCGTCTTTCATGCCTTCGGTAACATTTTCTTGAGGGACAATTAACTGGTTGGTTACTGATGAGCCAAGTACGCCGACAAGGCTGAAGACCCCGGTGTCGCAAACAACTAATAGGTCGTTTGTTCGAGGCAACACATTGAGGATCGTTCCGCTGAATTCGTAGTAGTTTGCAGTTGACCAGCTTGCCAATGTGGTGTCGGAATAATAGAGACGTTTTTTGGCGGTTGCGTTTGTGCCACCCCAAGCCACTAAACGATATCCGTAGCCAGCAATGTCCGTTAACCCAAGACCCGCCAAAGCGGTTGATATTGCACCTGAAACAGTTCCCATAGTTGTTACTGAATAAATGTTTCCTGCGGTGCTGATGTAATAAAACAACGAGGTTGTTGGATAGAAGGCGACTTTGCCACCGAGACTTCCTGTCAGGTTGTAGCTAGTTGTTGTTGTTGGAAAAATTGAGCCAAGGTTGACATTGCCAGTTTTTACAAGTGCCGATTGCGACGATGGCGATTTGAAAGTGTCAATGAATACAAACGAGTCGTTACTAACAACCCAATGGTCATAGATTGTCGCGGTTGTTCCTGAGGCATAACTTTTTTCTGCTGCTTTAGAACTTCCAGTAGCGATCAATTGTCCATTGGGTGCGGCAATGACACCGTTACCATGCCAAGTGTTTTTAGGCAAATTAGTGGACTTGCCGCCCATGTACTGACCACCTGAGAAGTCGTCATAAGTAATTTGGAATGATCCCATGACCTAGCTCCAGGCTGCGTCTGACATCGCCCGTGAGAACTTGATGCGTCGCTGGATTGTGGCACGGTTGTCGTCGCTCATTGACTTCAAGAAGTTGCCGTATTCCTGGAGATACAGGGATGCGCGCTGTTCGTCCTGTCGGCGGGCCGCACAAAGGTGGCTGGCGTAGGCGACAATGCACTTGTGGTAGACCACGGGCATCAACGGTGACTTGGTATCGGGCGTTGCTTGT